GTAATTGGCATTGCTTCTCCTTGAGTTCGTGGTATCTTCTGAGAAACAATTCTTTCTGCTCCCAAAAGTCCGCGTATTGTAAAGTGATCGGAAGAGATATAGACGCTTCCGGTATGTGTGCCCATTCATGCCGGAACACGCGGCTTGGCATCAACTGCATTTTCTCTGTGTAAAGCATTCGAGTGTCATACACTTTACCAATCGGCGGCTCAACTTTCGAGAATCCTAGAACGTCCGCAATGACGCCTTGTACGCGACGTTCAATCTTTCTATACTCTTCGCCCGCTTTGGTAAAGTGCTTCAACGGGCGGCTCATATCGTTCAAATACGCCTCAGAGAAATCATGACAGAAGTAATCGTATGCGAACTCCTCCGGAACAAAGTAACTGCCAACTCGCAAATGTTGTGCTACCGGATACGGAAATTTACAATGCCCCGTATAACGTGGTAGTTGCGAGAGAGCGTGAGCGATATCCTCAATCCTCACCATCTCTGGCTTTGGATTCAAGAAATCGAATAGCACTCCGGTGAAAGTCTCGATACAAGTTTCTTTCAATTTTTCCCTTTCGTCGCTCGCGCTCTTAGAAAATGCACGAGCGTAACTGCGAACTCTCCAGTTAGTGCTGCATCCTTTGAATGAATAGCATAATCGTAATTGTACCCGTCCATGTCGATCTCGCTAGGATGCGTCGCCGATCGACTTGGGTCAACATAGACCGTGCCGTCCTGGTTTAAGCGAACTACATTCACTGTGTAGCCACCGACTTCCTTCACTACTGCGGCCTCGTTACGGAAGCGCATATCGGTCGCAATGACGATATCCGCGAGTGGATTCAAAGACTGTTTCCACTTATTCACCCAATACTGTCCGTCTTGCGCACGACGATACTCGGTGCCCCACCACTGCAAAAGTTTTGGATGCTTTCCAAGAGGAGTCGCTGGACTGATCTCAGGCTTTGGGTCCGGCACAACCCACTCAGGAATGAGTGCCATCGGCCCTTTTGATTCTGGGAAAACACCGTAAGAAACTTTATCATATCCGGACGCCCACTTCTTCCCACTATCAGTCACCAGCCAATCATTAACCTCTTTGCGGAGCGCGTTAGCAAACGCTGTGACTTGCGCAATTACTGGCTTTCCATGCCCGTGCTTGAGCATAACCGCGTTGATCGTGCCGTAGTAATCCTCCACGGCGCGAGCAAAACTATCTTTACCGTGACGTGCTTTATGTCCGAGACCGAGAACTATTTGCATGACTAGCTCTCCATCACAGCCGTGAATTTGTGCTCACTATCGACTGTCTCACCTGGAGCCTCCACTAGCTGATCGATTGACATTGATTTTGCAATCTCGAGTGCCTGCTCCAACGTGTCTGCCTTGATCTTTGCAGTGAACAAATGATCTCGACGGACCCAAATATCAAACTTCTTATTCTCTTTCTTTGCCATTTTATTCTCCTGCCCGCTTTCGAGCTTCCTTTACATCATTTGGAGCGGCGCATACCGGGCATTTCACGACCTTACGCTCCTCATTCAGGTCGTTTGCTCGCCACTGCTGGCGGCATCGAATACAGCTAAGGAGTCCGTTGAAAAAACGGATTCTCTTAGGCTTTGAAACTTTAGGGGTGCGATTTGACTCGCTCATGCTTGAATTCCATTGTAACGATCAACAAATTTCCGAGTAGAGGGGCCAGCGAACTGGTCATTATAAATCGTCATTCTCTCCGGTGTTTGATAAATCCACGTCGCCCCAATTAAGCCAAGAGCCTTGAGAGCAAGACCGTTTGTTTTTGGTTTCATGTCAGTAATAAAGGCCAATTCCTTCGCTGCCTCTGATGCTCGCTCGCGAATAAGCTTCCCAATCGCTTGATCGAACGCACCAGAGGTCGGATACGGCTTTATCTCGCCACTCATCTGTTCAAACAACGAATCGATGGTGTTTTTCTCTGCGAGTGAGCCAGTGACACGCTCTTCAATGGCTTTCTGCATATCAAAATGCTCGTGCTTCACCGCGACCGGGCCAGGAACAACAATGCGTTCTGTTGACGGGGCATCTGCGTCTCCGAAGGTCCGAGCAGATTGTTTTCGAAGAGGAAAATCTATCTCCTCTTCACCTACTTCAATCGCTTCCTGTGTGGTGCGAAGATCAGCCCACTTCTTCCCAGGATGTGCGGCCTCCCACAACGGATAAGCCCAAAAACCGACACGACGACCAGGATAATTTTCCTTTACCCAATCAAGGGCCTCAAAATACTCCGGCGTGCGAGTCGGGTTGCTCTTCGGGTTGCTCTTCGTGTGGTTCTTAAAGTCTCTAGTTTTTACGCAATCTTTACACTCTGTGTAAGATATACGAAATTCAAGACTACTTTTATCCAATTTGCATGTGATGCAAATCATCGCGCCTCCACCTGCTCAAAATTCTTACTACTGCTCATCACGCTCTCCACTTGTCCGCATAGATTGTAATGATCGAACGCTTCCCGTTCGGATACGTCACGATATGGCTATGAGTCCAATCACTCGGACCCCAATTGTAAGTCCACTTCAACTTGCTCGTTGTGCCCGCTACATACAAGCCATTGTAAATTCCGGTCGCATGCGTGTGTGCAGTGTTCGCTTTACGACCCATCTTAGCCAAATTCTCAGGCGTGCCACGTGTACCCTTCGGGCCCAAGTGACCATGCATGCCGTTTTCAATTTTACCATCGCAGGTTTTGAACGACTCATCCGAGAGCAAGAATCGAAGATCACTCTTCCCGATACCGAACTTGCTGAACGCATACTGCATCATGTTGATATCGCGTGGCATCAACTCATCTTTCTGACCGGCGCGCAATGTCTTGTACACGTGATTTTGCAAGTCCAAATAGAATTCGGCATTCGCCGGGTCGACACGATAATCATAGCGGTTCAACCAAGAGTTCAACCACCAGCCATCATGATTTGCATCCGGTGCGAGCGCCAAAGTACCTGAGCGGAAGAACTTCTTAATTACTTCCGCGGTGCGGCGAAACTCTTCGTCGACACGGTGTAAGCCACGCAGCCAGCGATGAAACGTGTAGTGCGGACTATTCTTCGCACCATTCTTTACAACATGACGATTGATCGAAGTGCCTTGTAGCACGTCATGTAGAAACTGATATTTCGGCTTCAATGTATCAAGCATGGTCAGCGAGACATCAACGACTTTCTCATCCGCCATCGTGCCGTGCAAGTCTCCCCACGTGATCGCCTCGACCGGCGCCTTCGAATGCTCGCCATCGATCACGATCTCGCCGTCTTCGGCGAGCACTTGCAAATCCTGAACTGTGCCAGTGCCTTCATCGTAATTTAACTGACGAACCCACCAATTGCCGTCAGAGTTGACCTCGACTAGGAGGGCTCCGTAAATGTGATGAAATTCAGCAATCATACCTTCGCGTTTCTGAATGTAGTTGCGCTGAGTAACGGTGCCAGTCGTGTAATTCAACTTCACACCTTCGCCTTGGAAGGAAGCGACCGAACGCATCGCTAATTTTGCATGCGGAAAGATGGCACTCTTGCGGCCAGTGTATGACTCCAGACCGGCGAGCGGATTCACGTTGGTCGGGATTGCGTTATACTCACCACACCACACTAGCCCATCGGCTAGCTGAACGCGCTTATCGCAAATTTTGCTGAATCCGACAACTTGCAGCTTTGGGTCGTACCATAATTCTTTCTCAACTGGCTTATCCTTGCCCTGCTTGACGCTTAACTTGCCGTAATGATTCTGATTATAAGTGTAAGTGCCGATCAGAATTTCAGCACTGTAATGCTCAGCCAGCGCAAGCAAATTGTTCCACACGCCCTCATGTACATACGTGTTATTTTGCGCAGACGTAAGAATGTAACGGCGAACCTTTCCTTTCGTTGGCAAAGTCTCAACAAAAACTTCGTTTCCTTGGACGGTTCCACCAGCGAGCGGCTTCTTCATAAGGCCGGTGCTCTTCAAAATGCGGCGCACAGATGAACGCGCGATGCCTAATTCTTTTGCGGACGCGCGAATATTTCCTGCATGCTTACTGAAAATTGCTGACACTTCTTCCACAGTACGGCGTTCTGCCTTTGGTACGTTCATGTTTTTCCTCGGAGTCAAGTTAGTGGTGTAGCAAAAGGCCTATGGCAAGGCTGAGCACAGACACAATTATGTTACGCTTACGCGCGTCTGCTTTCACGCTCTTGATTTCGGCATCCTTTGTTGCTATTGTTTGCTTGCAGGTTTCATTGTCCGACTTGTGGGCCTTCTGCTCATCTTCGACCTTCTGCTGATTGTTCGCAGCTTCCTGAGTTTTCGTTACGACAGCAGCTTTCAGGTCAGTATTGTCTTTCGTCAAAACGGGAACTTGTAGGAGGGCATCATACGACTTTTGTCCGAGAGGCAGCGGAACATCAAAATCCCCGTTCGCCAAAATTACCGGCGCCGGTTCGTTCGCTGAGGCTCCCCACTTAGTCGCCAATGTGGTAGGCGGGAGTGATTTAATCTCTCCACGATCTCGGAGGAGTTGTGCGTCGCGAGAGGCTATCGCCTGCATCGCAGCACTGTATTGTTGTTCAAGTACAACATTCTGTTGAGTTAACGCGTCGATCTGTGCTTTTGTAGTGGCCTGGACTTGATCATTCTGCTTTTGCATTTGATTCAAAAGGCCTAATGCTTGCTGCCACTGATCATGTGCTCTATTCGCCAGCAAAGTTTCAATGGCGAATATCGCGCCAATTGAGAAAAGAGCAGCCACACCTATTACAATCAGATGATGGCGGACCCAATCGATTTCGCTCTTTGCGGTAGTCGCTATTTGCGTGTCGTTTGCGCTCACTTTTGATGCCTCGTATAAGTTAAGGACATATCACGTCTCCTTCCGCCTATCTCGTTGAATACGCTTGCGATGCGCCTTTGTGCCAGTACGACCAGGGTAGCCAAAATGTGGTGCTCCTAAAGCCGTGAAAGCCGGAGGAGATTTCAAATAGCTCACTAAAAATGAAAGAAATTCAGCAATGACCAGCCCGTGAACTTTACCAAGACCATAACGCAAAAACGCGCGCTCGATCTTGCCGAGAATGGGATTACAACGGGAGCACAACAGACCGCGGACCAGACCAGTTTTCCAATCATGATCGACAGATAGACGACGGCCTTTTACAGGCTCCGGCTGACCGCAAGCATAACAAACGCCACACTGGTACGTCCAAATCTTATCGTATTGCTCGATGGTCAACTTGTAATTATCCATCAGCCGCTTGGCACGGGCTTTTTCTCGAGTCGCTTCTTTATTCACCATCAAAAGTTAGGGACGAATCACGTCTCTATTGAAGTGAGTCGACATAGTCTTTTGCTTCTTTGAGCCCGAGACCACTAACAGCACGATAGTACTTGATGGCCCCAATCTTGTCGCCTTGTGCTAAATAATCTCGAATTACTTTGTCCGCCGCAGACGGGTCGCAACGACCAATCAAATTAGTCACAAGATTATGATCTGATCGAAGACTCCGCTTGAGAAAAGGGCTGAGAACTGCACTTGCAGCCTCATTCAAATCCTCTGCATACGCTTGCAACGCTGTAGCAATCAGAGTTACTTCTTTTTCTGTAACTTGAATTTGAATCATGATTCCTCCAAATGTTCCACTGCGATTTGTGTGCCTTTTGTGTTATCATAAAACTGCGTGACACTGCGCGTTGTGTCCTCCCCTTGTGCGATCTTGGATGCACACGAAGTACAATACGGTCCAAAGCCACCTTCGGCAACATACCAATCCTCCGGCTGCTTGAACTCCCCTGTCGCCGCAGATTGATAAGGCGTGTCCCCACCGGTTCCATCTGTTTTACAGGCCACACATGAAAGTGTGTGTGCTGTCCCCTCGATTCGAACCATCTTCATCGCTGCCCTCCACGGCATACGTTTGAAATGCACGTCATTCCCTCGTACGCTCCCACATTGGAAAATGACCATCGTCTCCGAATTGATGCGAGTGAGGATTGAGCCAATTTTCTGAATCCAGAACATCTTCAACTAGCTGCACGAGAGCTACTTGCTCGATCACTAGTCCCGTCCATCTGCGGAACTCCCAATTCGTCTCCGGCCCATCATCTGCCGGGTCGTATTGCGTGTGCCATTTAATACGATCACGAACCCAGACCTCGTGCGCAGTGGGCTCTGGGAAAACTTCACTTAAAAGAAGCACGTTGTTCATTTTTGTTCTCCCTGAAATTGCGGGGGCTGCTCGTATGGCGTGCGAGCACAAGACTCGCAAGCGTCAAGGGCAGGGCCAACCTTCGCAAACTGCTTGTAGCGTGAGTACCCCGCATTCTTTTTCTCACAGCCCGGCAAGCCGATCTGGCACTTCACGTTCTCGTAACCAGTTGATTCACTCATCTTGGAATATCCTTCAAAGCGATCTTTGTCAAATCGATGTAATAGCGGCCCCATCGACGTTTACATTGAGAGCATCGGCATGAACACGTTTTTCTTTCCTTAGGCCCTCTCACATCAAAAAATTCTCGAAGCTTGTTACACCACATGTTTCCAGAAAACTTGTTCAATCTCTTAGCCGAATAAATTCGCTTTGCACCGATCACCTTAGCGGCTCGAATCAAGGCAAAATAAAGATGAATGCCGTGACCTTTGCGGCGTCGATCTTCGTTCAAGCTGACGCCATCAGTATGGACAAATTTCTTTTTCAAACTCATCAATCGGAGTTCACCTGCTCCAATCTCTGTCCAAGTGCGATCTTTGTGTCGAATATAAAAACCGAGAGTGTTATAATCCCAACCTCTCCGTTTCAACTGTATCAAATTCTCGATACGCCAGTGGGTCGGAGTAGCAAAGATGTAATAGTACTCTCTTTTCATCTCTTCCCACCTTTACCGTAAGGACCAATCACCAACAAAGCGACCAACAGAAAACAAATGAGCGCAACCAATATTTCGCCAAATGACACTGCTACGCTCCTTAAAACCAAAATTGGTTGACATTTCCAAAGTCAACCTGAAATGGTTGACAACACCTGTCAGACAGCTTGGACGTTTGCTGGCCTATACCAACCGGCCCCGCTATCCAAAGCGGACAAGTTTGATACCGATCTCGCCAAACTGATCTCGTTCAATCTCCATCACTGTGCCAAGTAGTTGAACCAACTTCCCTGTTTCCGAATTACGTTCCTTACCAAGCACGACCCTGTCTCCGGTCTTATATGCCATAAGTCCTCCCCTATCTTAAAAGTAGAGCGGTTCGCCACCGGGTCGGTACGCCTTACGGTTCTTTCAGCCGCAGGTTCCCGTTTATTCTCAACCGACTCTGCCACGATGCTGAATCATCGTAGTGTCTCAAACCGCCTGTTAGATACTCACAACGATCATTTGACCATTCCGGTTACTCCGCTGCTTGTTTCGGCTCCCGCCTACTCCGCGCATTGTTTCCCGCAGTGGGCTCCCTGATGTTGAGTATCTAACAGGCGGGAGGGCCGTGCCGTCCTCGGGGCAGCTACCCTCCAACCTTGTGATTATTCTACTGCATTACTTGAATCCCGTCAATAGTACGACGGTACTACGCGCTAACTTGCTGACCTGTGCCTATGGAGCCACCTGTGACGATCACCACTCCATCTGTCTCACTGCGCTGCTTGGAAGGTGTGACCGCGGCGCCATACCGACCAAACTGCGATTGCACGAAGTCAATGTGCTTGCAATGCTTGTGCTTCCCAAACATGCTCAATACGAAGCTAGGACACGAACACAACCAGCCACGAAAATTCGGGCGACGGAAGTAGCCGAACTTGTATTCGACTCCGCTGTCTCCGAGAATCGTGCCGTACACTTTCAAACCGGTCGTTGGCTTTCCATTGTTCGGCCGTTTGATGGTAAGTATTTCCATTTGTTTCTCCTATCCGAGAGAGTTTATGTCCTGATTTCGGATTGTGTCTCTCGGCCTCTAATCTCGATTTCTCGAGAACAGAGGGCGAGGGACACTCGCCCAAAAGTCTTAGACAGAAGTGGTCGTCTTACTGCTCCTGCTATGCCTAGCAAGAGTCTATACGGCAGGCACGGTACCATCTAAGATTCTTAAAGTATCGCACACGTTGAAAGCTTTGTCAAGAACAAAAAAGTACCAGTACTAATTTTTCTTAATCAAGCCCAAGCCTTTCACTTCGTACCTATCCATACCACAACGCAAGTACAGCTTGGAGCCTTCATTGTACTGACGGCAAACCATGAGTGAATCAGCAGACAGAGGCGCCGGATGGGAGCCATCGGTTGGCATGATCGTGTATGCGATACGGACCTCGCGCGGTTCCACTACATACGCGCCGTTGCCAGCCTCGTGATCGACGTGAAAAACAACCTGCTCACTAACGTAGCCCGCTTGCGCGGCTGTGAGATAACGACCAGCAAGAAATGAAACCATGCCTAACAGTAGAAGTTTCTTCATACTTCCTCCCTTAAAGGTTTCCGATGCTTCGGTGGCTTCTGACGCTTATCCTCAATCCTGCGCGTGCCCGGAGGCCTGCCAATGACTTTGCGGGCCACTCTGCGGGCTTCTTTGCCTACATCTAAGACTTGTTTACTCACCTTCAGACTCCCCAAATCCACTGTAAAGCCGCTTCAAGCCCATTCGGACCTGGGCCAAAGTCCGCCACCTTGTGCTTACCAACAAAACCAACCCAATTGCCGCACACGTTCTTACCATAATGCTTACGTTGACTTCTTGGTATTATCTGTACTGTTTCTTCCTTTATCCCTAAGCAGTCAGCTATGGCGTCTTTAATTCGAACATCGCCCTCCAAAAGCAATGCGTCAGCATAAAGCTTGTCGGCACCCTCTTTGAAGTACTCGTTAATAGCCTCGAGAATTTCAATTGCTCTCGCAAGTCGGCTCATTTCGATCTCCGTAAAATCTCTTGAAGCATCTCAGCCTCAAGCTGATACTCACGCGCTTTCAATTTGCTCGCCAGGTCAGGCATGTCTTGCAATTGATTCGCTTGCCGGTGAAGCATACTCAGTTCAACGCGCATGCGTTTACGCTCGCCACGATCAGTCATGACTTCTTTCGTAATTCTGGCACAAGCGCCTTCAAATCCTCGAGAATCCACGAGGCAGACCAGCGTTGAAACTGTTCTGTGGCTTGGGCTTCGGTGAATGGACTGCCATCAAAAGGCTCAGAAAATGATGGTCCCTCAGTTAGGAGTCTTAAAAGTTCCGCTGCTTTCTGCTTACGTGTTCCATGAATTTTCATGACTGCATTCTCTCACGACCTCAGAATCCTGTCAATGGTACTTTCGTACTATCGCCTACGACCTATGTTTCCGGCCTCGCGCTTTGCCCTGCAACCATCGCAGCGCTGACCTCGGGTCGCCGATTGAAAGCATCGCAGGCACTTGAGTATTACTTCCTGGGCATCGCCTGCTTGCTCCATCTTTCGACGGTTATCTTCACGCCAACCATTGCGACGATACGCGGTCGGAACTATAAGCGTCATTCCTCGACCTCAATCTCGTGCGCTGCCTCGCGCAATAAATCTGAAACGTCTGTTTCAGGCATCTCGTCCTGAGTCGGCCACGCTGTTTCGTCGACATTGTAAACTGTTGACAAAAGTTGCAAACGCCGTTGTTTTCTGCTTTCTGAAGTCTCCATTAAGCGTAATCCTCTGCGTTGAAAAGTTCCATTGCAGCATTGAAATCATCTCTGCCTTTGTTGAGGAGCGACCAATCAGAAACCACGTCCAGATCGTTCCCAAGCACAAGAAAGACCCACTGCGCGGTTGCCTTGGGTTTATAGGTTGGGAGAAATAAAACGTGAGCCTCGTCGAGATTGAAAATTAATTCCATCGCTTCCTTCATCGCAAACATGGGAACGTCAGAAAGATGCGTGGTCTCGTCGCCGTCGTCCACAATGATCGGCTTGAAATTAGCCTTGACCAGATGCTTCAAAAGATTCCACACAATGCGACGCTCTCGAATAATGTGAGGAGGGACAGGGCCGTGCTTGTAAAGAACCTTGTCCAAATCGAGGGCCGGCGCATTTTCAATCATTTTCGGTCTCATAGTGTTTCTCCTCTATCTATGCTCTCACACGCCAAATGCGTGGGTCAATAGTACTTTGGTACTGTTTTAACTCCCTGGCTTGATCGCGGGCCTGATCGCGCTTGCGCTCCCTAGCGCGCTTACGCGAAACCTTGAGACGTCTGCTAGCTTTTTTGTCGCTCATCGTACGCCTGCTTTCATTGCGAGACTGTAAAGCCACGCGGCTTCGAACGTAACTACGATTGCAAGAATGCACACCAAATCAAGCAAACTGAATTTAATTTTCGACATGCAACCCTCGGGTGAGTAGAATCACTACCCAAGAATGCGGATAATGCATTTTCAACCAGCACAGGTATAGCATGCGTTGCAAGTCCATGATTTCACCTTTGCAACATTCCAAGAACACGGTCGGCCTTTTGATCGACTAACGCAACGATTTCGGCGCCAGTGATTTGGAGAGCGCGCAAGAACATGCGACGCGCTACGCTCTCGTTTTGGAAACTAGCTCTCAATTCCCAAGCGCCTACCGCGCTATCACCAGGAATATTTCGAACCATCTTGTGGCAGACAACGATTGAGAACCGCGACCGGCCATCTTGTGCTGCTGTGAAGATTTGCATACGCTCCCCTTTACCAAAATTTGCAACGATTCGCAAGGATTTTGCAACGATTTTCAATCATTGTCAAGTATTATTTTCAAATATTTTTGATTTCTCGAGTCGCGCCACAATCTGATCGCCTCTTTCTCCTCGTTATAAAGCGCTATAAGAGCTTTGGAAGCAAAAATTCGCACGCGGCCCCAGACCATCAAAAATCTCAGAGCGCTAAAATTATGCAGAATCGTTTCCAAAACCCGAATAATTTTATGAGAATTTCTCAAACCTACACCTTCTCCTCTCCGCGGAGTACTAGACCATTCGTACTAGTACCCGAGAATACTGGTACACCCGTCCTAGTACTCAGTGGTACTGGTACACCCATCCTAGTACGGACGTTCTGAGACTACCGTCTTCCAAAAATCAAGACACACAAAGCCTTGAGCAGGTACAGTAAAGCAATCTTCCGAGAGTTAGACATAGGCATCCTTCCCTAGACTTGTCCTGAGACCGGCTTACCGTGAAAATACCAGACTACCTTGCCAGCATTTAGCTTGTGCCTGCAATCTGTGTGCGAGTACTTGCGGGCCAGATTAGGCGCGCGTGTGCGAGACACCCTCATACTGCAATCAAAGCAAACGGCCTGCCATGCGGTCTCAGCCTGTACTACTTGGGAGACTTTACAGCATGTCTCCGGTCTGGCGCCTAACGCGCGTGCCTGTAACTTCCATAAGAGACCGTGCCTTGCCTTGCTGCCTGCCAATGCGTGGGCTATCTCGTGTAAAATCGTGTCGCGCATGGTCTCTTCGGAATTTAGATCGGCGAGAGTTTTGGAAACGCTTATTATTTTAGGCACGAACCGACACAGACCCATGCGATGCATTGAACGGTCAAATTGAAATTTCCAGCCCCTCGCAGTCAGACCATGCTTAGTCATTAAGTCTCGTGCAAGGCTCTCGACACTCTTGGTGTCCATAGACCCCATCCTTTCTAGGCTTGTCTCGCCTGCTAGACTCCCGGAGATCGGGGAGACTAGCGCGCGAGACGGCGCGCAGCCGGTCAGACTCTTCGGCTAATCGGGGTAAAGAGTGAGGATGCAAGCACAAAGTTAGTGGTGGAGTCTTGGCGCGCCTTACCCTTTGCACGGAGACCAATCACTGCGCCTTGATACCCGTCTAGGAATCTCAAATCGTGTGTGTCTCCGTCTATGACCGGGAAACCCTTCCACGATTGAGGCAGGGAGAGACCACGTTTTGTGTCAAAGACTATCGCCACATTGACGCCATGCTGTAAGGCGTCCAACACGGCGGGCTCATTGGTCTCAGACCGGGAAAACGTCAAGTGATAATTCTCTCGTGTCCGGGTCTGAGGGTGTGGCAGTTTGGTGTAGTCGTAAAACAGAACGTGTGGAAACTCCCCGGCTAGTTGCAGGCCTAGCCATGCTAAGTCAGACGTGCCGTTTAGACGGATGGCCGGAACTAGTCCCTGCCTCTTGGCACGCTTGACTAACGCGGAAACATCTTCCCGCAATTGCGCCAGAAACCCCGCGCGGTCTTGGAATAGCCAGACGGTTTTACGGACGCGTGCCTTATGCACAGATTCGAATCTTCCGCGACGGGCTGTGAAGAGACAGTCTGCCTTGCATCCCTCGCTTGCAAACTGGCACGTATTCATAACACCCGACTCCGTGCTAGGCGCAAGATAGAGGATGCCAGTCAGATACCCGAGTTTTTCTCCCTTGATTGTTTTGGCGTTTTCGACTGTTAACAGTTTCACGCTTTACCTCTTTCTCGTGTAGGCACACGTACGGTCTCACTGTCACAAGAGACCGGTCTTGTGTCTACCTTTGTTAACTTAACTGCCTGTCTAGGGTCTCCTCAAGCGTTATGATACTCGCGCGAATGCAGGTACATTCCGCAGCATCATGCACTTGTCTTGCGCAGTCTTTTTGGTGTGGCACGTTCATTATCGCGGTTTGACAAGCCTCTTGCAACTTGTGCAAGGATTTCAATTCCGCTTTCAAAGCACGCACAGCCCCAGGAAGCATATCGGTATGTAAGACAGTTGTGCTCATGTTCTCTTCTTTCTAGGCTAGTTGCGCCTAAGCTAGACTGTTACTTCCTTCAGGTAATTCTCCGACCCCTCTACGGTCTCGACAGTGAACCGTCCCTGTAATTTTTCCAGATCGGTCTCACTCAACACGTCCGCGTCCATAACGTAGGGTCTGACTGTCTGGATTCGCTCAATTGCCTTGTCTGAGTCTTCCGCGAACACAATATCGTAAAACCATTGCTGCTGGTCACTGTCATAACTTATCACAAGGTACTTAGCCATTTTTCTACCTCTTTCTAGGCGTGATTCGCCTGATACTCTCCCCGACCGGGAGAATACCGCGCGAATCTGCGCGGAGACCCGGCTTTAGCTGCTTTTCCAGTATCCTGCCATTTCGCACAAGGCGACTAGCTTGTATTCGTCCGTCCATTCTGCCTTACAATCAAGACAGATTATATCCGCGTTGAGTTTGTTTTCCATTCGGTATTCCCTCACCCGCCTAGAATAAGCCAACACAAGGAA